GGCTGAAAACCTATTTTTTGTAGCATATAACCTCATTGTATTACATCTTCACGAATGCGGGAAGACCTAACATTGGCCGTTTATCAAACTTGTTTTTTTCAGCAAAAGGTCCATTTCTGTGGTTATAGTGTAGAAACACTTGTCCACATACCTGGCCCTCAAAAGGCTCTCGCCAATGCTCAAGTTCACAGCCACTATATACTAGCATATCACCAACTTCAAGCAAGACTTTAGTTCCTGCTGGAGCGTTAGGTTTATGTATATTTTTATACTCATCAATGACAGTGTCAGCACCTGTGCCATCTATAAAAATAGGCCATGGGTCACCTCCTAAATTTAATGTTGTAGATATTTCACAAGAAGGTCTATCTTTGTGTCTTTTAAGTATATCTCCATTTTTATATATCCTTGCATAAGAATAAGTTGGCACTAAATCAAGTCCAGTTTCTTTATCCATAACAGGTAACATCTTTACTAATAAAGTTTCCATAACTTGATCTGCGTAATGAGAGTATGTGTTTGGAACTTGTTGATCTGACCATGTGCCAGACAAACCATTGTCGTAAATTAAATTGTTTTTATACATAAAAGCTGTTGCTTCACGTTTAAGTAAAAAGTAATTAAATATAAAATTAGCTAACTCATAGTTGAGTGCTCCTTTAATTACTTGATATTTACTAAAAGCCATCTTGTATAAAATTAAAACTTACAGATATTCTTATATCATTCGATAAATTAGGTTCAACACAATGCCAAAGATAAAAAGGAAACATTATAATTCTACCTTCTTTTGGTTCTAAATGCACTTCTCTCCATAATTCTTTTGGAGGTTTGCCTGGTTTTCTCACAGGCATATTTAATTGTGCACCAGCTCTAGGTTCATTACAAACTAAAGCACCAGAATTAGGTGGAGCTTTTACATAATATACTCCACTAAATAAACTATTGGGATGTATATGTGGAGCATTGTATCCACCTGGAGGATTTATGTTAGCCCACATGTTACCTAATCTAGGAGATCTGTCTAACCATTCTTGATTATATATTTCGAATTGCATTTCAAATAACACATCAACCAAAGGTTTAAACACAGGAATTGTATGCATATCAGTTTGTGAATGCCAACCATTTCTATTTGTTTTTTTAACGCCAGGATCTTTTTTAGACCATTCAATTATTTCTTTTTCAAATAATCTATTATCTAAATCGACATCTTTACCATAAATAAATGTTGGAAAAAAAGATTCTTTAATCATCTAAATGGTTTACCTCCAAACCAAACAACTAAAGATTGTCTAACACCACGTGTTACAGGACTAACTCTGTGATTTAAAAATGATGCAAATATAATTGCATGGCCTTGTTTTAATTCTGCAAACTTTCCAGATGACATAAGTTCTAAATCTCCACCCTCAAATTCTGATGGATCATTTAATAATAATGTCATAGATATTTTTCGCACTGGTGGTTCGTGAGCCATGTTTACATCACAATCCATATGCCAGTCGTAAAACCCTCCTTCAGGGTATTCTGTAAATTGTGCATTTTCTGTAATTCTAATATCACCAAAACCAAAATGATTTTCATTTGCTTTTTGTATAAATTTATATAAGTCCGTATACATAGGTTCCATTTCTTTAAAAGGTATCCAACTAATTGTTGTAACTCTTTTCTTTGTATCCGTTCCACCACCTGGTTTATTCATACCTACTTGTGCTTGTTGTGGTTGTTGTGATCTACCCGATGCAATAATTTTTCTACATTGTTCTGGTGTAAACAATGGTGTTGTTGTTTGTACAATCCAACTTTTCCATTTAGGTTCTGTTATAATTTTATTTTCGTACATTAACTCACTCCTCTATTTTTAATTGGGTCATACTCCACATCCATATTTGCAGCAAGAGTTCTTCTATACCCTGGTCCATTGAAAGGATATACGCAGTGTCTCATGTCATATGGAAATATAAAAAAATCTCGTTCTTTAATATTAGGTTGATAATCTACATTTGAAAAATATCCACTACTAGAGCCTAGTATTTGAAGTTTACCATTTTGTGGTGCATCTGCTGCAGAATATTCTACACCATAAGACTCTGGTAATTTTAAAATCATAACAGAGGACAACCCTGTAAACGATGATCCTTGGTGCACGTGTACTGGATTATACTCGTGTTGAAACATTGTATTAACCCAAACAGAATTAAAATGTAAATTATACCCTTTTACTTTATTCCAATCTAAATAATGTCTAAATTTTGATTCAAACCAATTTAATACATTACCAGGTAAATGATTATGTTTAGTCATTTTAGGACTATCTTCACCATTATAAAATAAACTATGTTCTTTTTCAATTTTACCAACTAATTGTTTGTTAGCTGGCTTTAATTCAGCATACTTTGTTTCGTAAATATGATTAATAATTTGATATACATCAAGGGGCACTTGATATTTTAATACCGACTGTCCTAAAAATACAAAACTAAAATCTGATGTGTCCATATTTCTGTCTAATCCTTTCTGGAATTTTTTTTATATAAGGGTTGTATACTTTTCTAACTGGTCCATCAAATAGTTTGTGCATATTACTACCAACTATTTTATCATCATATGATAAACCATTTAATTTTACTTGATCTAAATTATTAAATTGGTGATTGAAATAAGGCTCATCTATAAACTTATATATTTTTTTAAACTCTTGTTCTGGTTGTGCAACTAAATCATTGTATTTTACAAAGTGACATATATCGGGATAGTTATATGCATTTTTTATGGCTGTTAAATCTTTTGCAACTGCACCCTCTTTATTCATTACCATAGATAATTTTTCTTCATCATTTTTACAATTATATCTGTTAGGAAAAGCATTAGGGTTTTCTGTGTACCATTTCATATATGAAGCTAACACATCCATTAAATCTCTAAGTAATACAATACATTTAAATGGTTTTTTAAAATGTTTTTGCATTAATTTAAAATTATCTGGTGTCATAACAGGACCTCTATCTATAATTATTCTTTGTGGCCAATCTTTATAATAGTTACCATAAACAGAATCTAAAACATTATCTAAAGATTTGTGATCTGGATAATTTAAAAATACATCGGTTTGTTTTAATAAATATAAATCTTTCATTATTTCTAGTGTAATAGAGTTTGGTGTAGCTGCTATTTCAGGGTTTTGATTCATAATACTTGCAAATAAAGTATTTCCTGATCTAGGTTGTGCTACTAGAAATAAAAGTTTTTTATTTTTCTTTTGCTCCGAGATCACTGGTCAATTGTTCTTTCTTGTTATAAATCATCTCTCCTGATTTTTTAACTCTTTCTATTGTTTGTAATTGTCCT